ACGTTGACGAACGAGAGGGAGAAGAGCGTTGTTCTCTTCAAACACTTGAAGGACTTCACCTGAGAAGACCTTGAGGAACAGAGCATCTTTGTCTGATCCGAGGTTGTTGGCACCCAGTCGAGAAATCCCGATTGGGTTCATTACTTGGTTTTCACCAGCCATAGTTGGATTCCTTTCTTAAAAAGAAGTTTGTTGACTGAGCTGATTGGTTTAGGTTCCCAGAGGTTGTCCCGCCGCAGCAGGGCCAAAGTTCATTCTGTAACTTCTTCAGCACCATTCATAGATCCTGCATACCACCCTTCAGGGAGGTCTACAGAGTTGTCGGATAGTTCCCACGCGGAACCATTCCAGAAATAAACATGACCCCGAACATCGGGGCCAAGTCTCACGAGGCCATCACTGACCTCCACGAATACGACGTTTGAACTCTTGCACCCTGTTACGCCAACGCCCACGGACATCAGCAGGAGGGGTAGAGTCCACCGCCTCATTCTTATTTTGAAATAAGCCTTTAACCCACGCTTGTAGAAGGGCCACCACGAGAGAGGCCAAAGCATTCCACATTACTCGCCGTAGGATTTAAGAGCCAGACGGGCACCTGTGTAGCCCATCGAGATAAGAGCAGTTTGGAGAAGTGCCACAGCTTGCACCCAAGGGCCTTCACTGGGAAGAGCACCTGATGCAATCGTTGCACCCAAAACACCGGCCACTGCGGCCAGCCAGAATTCAGTTGTTTTGTAACCTGGTTTTTCCATAGTTCACCTCATATGACGTTGGATTGTTGAAGTTTGCGGTAGACCTCTTCACGATAAGCAGGGTCTTTTCTGTAACGGGGATCAGACATTGCAGCAGTTACTTGTGCTCGTGACTGGAATGCACCAGTAGGAGCAGACGATCCGGTGTCACCTTGAAGCATGGGTTGGTTGCCTCCTTGGTTGAAGCGGGCCCACAGTCCTTGAACAGCCATATTCATCTGCTGGTCGTTGCCCATCACCATCTCGTTGAAAGTATCAATCTCCTGCTCAGGCAGGTTGGCTTGGGCCCACGCAAGCATGGTGTTGTAGTTGGCTTCACCACCAACAGCATTAAACACGCTTTGTACTTGGCCTTCAGACACTGCCTTCTGACCTTCAATGTACGCATCAATGTATGCTCGTGGGATCCCCCACTCCTCAATCTTTTGTCTTGAGATTTCTGAAATGTCACCTGTCTCGTTAAACTCTTCAGTGAAAGGTGCAAAGTCAGTATCAGAGAGTTGCTCCAAGTCACCAGTGTTTTCTGGTTGCTCAGTCTCATCACCCTGTCTCAGCTTTGTGAATTCCGATTCAAGTTGCTTATACGCGAACGCCATCGCTTCCGGAGACTCGAACTTCTGATCGAGCCATTCGGGTCGTTCTTCATAAGATTGTTCAACTTCGCCCTGCGACGCGGCTTCTTGCTCAAGACTCTCCACATTCTCCGGGGACATGGCCCCAGTCTCTTCGCTTCGGAATTCTACTTTTTGGTAATCACTCATTATTCAGTTGCCTCTTCAGATTGTTGTGCTTGTTCAATTTGTTGTTCTTGTTGAGCTGCCGCAGCAGTTTGTTGCAGCATCATTTGTTGTTGCATGGCTTCTTGTTGTTGCATCGCCTGCATCTGTAGTTCTTCTTCGCTTCGGATCAGTCCATCAACATCAACTCCGAGTGACAAAGCACGACGCTTCAGATACTCAGAGAAGTTTACATATTGATTGAGGGCCTCGGGACCGAGGAGTTGTCCGATTCCTGAAAGAAATGTATCGAGTCGGTTGAGATCGTTACCTCGACCGAGGGCCTCAATGCCTGTGATGATTGTCGGCGTTACCTTATCTTCAGGTACAGCAGGCAATTTGTTCTCTTTCTTCATCACACGCATGATTGTGCGCACCAGAGGCAGACTGAGCTCACGGCTCAGAATGGAGTAGATGCCCCCGAGTTGTCGTTCGATTGCTTGGGTTACGAGCCGGATTTCTTCTGCTGTAACTCGATCCGCATTACGAATGCTCCCCTCAACGAGGAGAAAGGCATAAGAGAGTCTTTCTTCGATCTTGTTGATGGTATTGAGAGCAACAGAGAAATCTTGTGCTTTCTGACTTTGAAGAACGCTGACATCACCGGCTGATCCCTCCCTGATTGCTCCATTGGGTGACTCTGCCAAAGTACGAGCCCTGGTGGTTCCGTTCGGATTGACAAGGAAGAGCAGCTTTGATGCAGCAGCTGTGCCTTCCACAAGAGCACGAGTAAGCCCTTCAAGAGATTGCAAATCCCCGTAGTATTGTTCGACATATCCGCGTCCATAGTCCTCACCATCCACTCGGCCCATTCTCAGAGGAATGAATGGTGACTCTTCGGTGGGGATCTGCCGACGAGTAGACTCAATGATTTGCCCTTTGATTTCTTGATAGACCTCGATGGTCTTGTCATCAATAGTCACCATCCCTGTGTACATATCCAGGTGGTCTTCGTAAGAGTCCGATGAGGGCTCACCAGCCATACCACGAAGCTCTGGGGGCAGCATCACGGGGGACACAGACTCCTTGACAATCACCATGCGGACACGCCCCAGCGGACAACGCTTTACAACGTATCGGTCCAAGTGGACCACACGCATCATGCCGCCGTCAGGGAAATAAAGTAGAGCGTTGCCAGTGACAATGAGATGACGAAGAGCATCAAACAAACCCGTCCGAATACCGTTGACTTCAATCTCATCCATCACCGCTCTTTCAACTTTAGAAAGTGATTTTTCTACCTCAGTCACCACCCGTGGATCTACAGCCTCCAGCTCCATTTTTGTCTCTTCATCGACCATGAGCCGGAAGAATGGAGCGTTAGGGGGGAGGAGGCTGAGCAGCAGTGCTGAAGACAGATTGTTGACACCCCGAGCCCCAATGCTTTGGTATGGGGTGGGGTATCGAGTGGCCGAAGTCCTACCCTCTTCAGGGAGAATCGTGGGTATGGTGATCCGGCTGGAGTCACGCCCACGTTCTAGGAACTGTGAGCGGTGTCCTTCGCACTTGCTGTAGATCGACTGGAGTGATTCCATTAGTAGTTCATTTCTTCTTGTGATGGTATCGTGAGCATTCGCTTACCTCGCTTGCGAGGGTTGGCGGATCGCTTCATCACCACAGGGTTGTCTGCTTTGAGTTGAGTGTTTTCTGCTCTCTCAGGAACCTTGAATTGTGGGGCCTGCTTCACCTTAATGGTGGGAGGAGGTGGGGGTGGAGGCACTGGAGCTGGTGGGGGTGGGGGTGCTGGGCCGCTTGATCCGCCAATACACATAATTATTACTCCTTGAGGATGTTATCATCCATATCTTCTTTGTGATTGAGAAGCCAACGTATGACGCTACGCTGACCTACTTTCATCCAGACCTCCCGATCTGACCACTCGATGTCAGGACATCTCTCTGGAAAGTGATAGTCAAGCCACTTGATGAGGCCCTGATCTATGTGTGATGGTCGGGGGACGGGGTTGTTTTTACTCCTCATAGTCACCCTTCTTTCTATTTACATAGGCATACATAAGAATGCTGTAGTTTATGAGGTCCAGAATGGTGTCTTTGAAGGATTCATCTTTGACTGCATAAGTCTTGTTGTCAAGGTGGGTTATGAGCCTCGACACCTTGTCCGTCATCCGGACCATAAATCCTCGCTCAGTGTCTGTGATCCCCAGTTTCTCCACCCGTGTGAAGTTCAAAAAGGGGTCTTGTGCATCCTTCCCGCCGCTGTAATCGTGATTTTTGACCTTCATCAAAGACTGTGCTTCATTACACAGCATCTGGTGTAGGCGTAGTAGTTGTTCTCTTGTCATGGCTTTGGCCTCCATAATTTGACAGTTTGTGTTTTGCGGTCATAGTCGCTCTTTCGCAGAATGTAGGCGACACGAGCTTGGACTAGGGCATCTTCCTCAGACAGCCCAGCCTTATCGTATGCGTTCCTGACAGACACCCAGCAGGGATCAGGATCGAGTACCTTCTTTGCTCCAACGGGCCCAACACCGGGACAGCCCGAATATCCATCAACCGCATCTCCGGTGAGCACCTGCATCAAGAAGTTGTAGTGAGCATCGAACTTGTTCACCTCAAACACGCCATCCTCAGGGTGTCCGGGGTTGTAGTGAAGACCTGGAATCTGCTTGAGATCCTTGTCGGTAGAGACCAACACCTTGTCGAACTTACTCTGATACATGCCTGTCATCAACATCCCACAGACATCATCAGCTTCGATGTTCTCAAACTCGTAGGTGGGGTAGGCTTCACGGATGTAGTTCTTCACCGCATGGAACGCAACCGGCCTGCGAGTCTTCTTACGGTTGCTCTTGTAGGTTGGCAGCACCTCCTTACGGAAGTTTTTGGGACCACTCAGGGCCATCACCACAGAGCGGGCGTTGAGCTTTTCCTTGAGGGTTGCCACATCA